AAAGAATATCTTGGAAGTGAAATGGAAGGGGAAAACTATCCATTTCGATTTTCCGATGGTGAACCGGTGATTCCGTATTCAATATATCATGCGGAAATTACCGGAAAACTATTCAATAGTTTTGAAAATGCTGAGGTCGTATATGGATCTCTAACCGCGGCGGCGCTATATACATATTGGCTGCATTTAACGCGAGACACGGGATTCCCTCAACGCTATATAGCTGGATTACAATTGGCTGGTTTGAATGTTCGAGATACAGACACCGCCGCAAAACGCGCCGCCATTTCCACGGATCCAGCTTCCATTTTGGTATTTACTCAAGATCCGGATAATGTTGGCCAACCGATGATTGGACAATTCCAACCTGGTGGTGATCCATCCACCGTTTTGGAAGCGGTTATCCAATATGAACGTAAAGTGGCACAAATGGCTGGAATCAACCCCGGCGATATTGAAAGATTATCCGGCGATCCTCGAAGCGGTTACGCTATAGCCGTATCAAAAGAATCTATGAGAGAAGCACAAGCACGATATAAACCATCATTTGAACGTGGCGATCAAATGACATTGTCTTTAGCTGCTATGATGGCCAATCGTTTTTTGGGTTATGATTTGCCTGAATCAGGTTATAAAATACGTTATGCGCGTATCGGTTTATCAGTGGAAGAAAAGAGAGAACAACGAAATGATATCAAAGAAAAATTGGCGTCCAATCTTATCGCACCAATTGATGCAATGATGGAATTATATCCAGACCTATCCGAAGATGAAGCCGCCGAAAAAATTCGTGAGATACAACGCCAAAAAGCCTTATTTTTAATTTAATATTTCCAAGGAGGATAACATGGAAACAAAAATCATAGATGGTGTAGAATACATCGCAAAAGAACATATCGATGGATTGATTCAAGACAAGATATCGAAGTATGCAAAACGAACGCGCGAAGCCGAAACACAAATTGAAGAAATGAATCAACGATTGGTGGAAGCTGGTGAAAAACTGAAAACCGTGGACAATTTGACCGAACAAATCTATGGATTGAAAGAGGAATTGCAAAACGCAAATACAAAGTACGAACGACATGCGGCGATTGCTGAATTGGGGATACAAGATCCGGACGTTCGTGACGCGCTGGAATGGCAATATCAAAGAACAGACACAAAAGAATCATTTGGTGATTGGATGAAAGGATTAAAGGAAAATCCAGAAAACGCGCCATCATTCCTTCGTCAACATTTCCAAACATCCGAACCGCCAAAAATGGAAAATAACGTGGTTCAAAATGTTGAAACTACCAAAGAGATATCACAACCAAAAGAACCGCCAAAAACCAATCAAAAAACAGTCCAATCAAATAATACAGAAACGAACAAAGATATCTTATCCAGAGGTTTGAACGATCCCGGTTTTTATAAGGCCAATCGCGAAGCCATCCGAAACGCATGGTTTCAACAATCCGGAACAAAACCAACCACGAAATTTTGATGAAACGATTTTTTGAAAAATATGTATCAAAACGAATGATGAATTATTATTGTCGAAAATCCGGATTGGTTAGAAACACGGTTTGGTGTTGGAAAACTGGAAGGAATAAACCATCGACATTTGAAATCATTTGTTGGTGTGAAGCAATCGCCAAACATCAAAAATTAAACCACGAAGATTTGATATTGGAAGCTTTGGATGAAATTGTGAACGGATGAAAGATTTTTTTGAAATCTATATCGATGGACATTGGAATCACTTCCAATCGATTGGATATTCGCATGGAACATTGTGTCGATGGAAATATACAAACTGCACACCGCGACCGAAATCGCTTTGGAATCTTTGTTTGGACATATCTAAATATTGGAATGTAGAACATCATGCTATAATCTTGGAAGCGGTTCGAAATGTAAAGGGTGAATCATGCCAAAATATAATCAATCGAAAATTGGAAAAAAAATCAAAAAAATCCAAAGCGAAGGAAAACCGCGAAAACAAGCTATAGCTATCGCGCTATCAATGACTAGCAAAAAACGAAAATCATCCACAAAAAAGAGGTAGTCATGATGGAATCAAACATAAAAAAATTATTATGGTACGCGTACGATCTTGATCAGCAAGGTGAACCACAATCAAATATATATATGATGGGGATTTTTATCGCGGTTGTTTTTGCGCGCAATCTTGGATTAACAAAAGATGATGTATATGGCGAATTGCTACGACATTGGAAAGAAATTGATAACCAATTGAATGAAGATACAATGGGAAACGCAATAGATGAATAAAAAAAACCATCCGATGATTGGATGGCTTTATTTTTGGAAGAATGTTTGGATTATAGTGTGATATTATGTTCTACTTCTAAGATGTCCAATAAAACGGCTATTTGTTCCATTCTATCTTGTTTTGTATACATTGGAATAAATACATTACTTTCATCCCATGTTATTTCTTCTTGAAATTGCTTAACCAATCGAATCAATGTCCAAGACATTTCATTTTTCATTTGGTTGTAAAATTCTTTGATTGTTAATTTAATCATTTTGTTTTTCCTTTTGTTGGTTGGTTAGTTAGTAATTAAACAATATCCTTTTATTTTTATACTGTCAAATATTTTTATACAAAAAGATAAAAAATAATTATAAAAAATAAAAAACCACCGATATCGCACGGTGGTTTTTTTTGACTATTTTGGAAAATAGATTTGACTTATTATGTCAAGTACCAAACCAAAACATTATCGGAATCAGCCAAAGCCGCGCCAAAAGTGATTCGCGCAACCGAACCGACACCGCCATCCGCTGATACACTGAATTCATCATTATTTGCGGCGCTTCCAGATAATGCGGTTTGATTCAACAAAGCCAAACCGTTTTTGTATACCATAACACCGTTCACCGCGTTCGCATCAAGTGCGCGCGCCAAATCAATGGTGGATGTAGATGAACCGGAAATTGTTGAAAGTTCTTGGTACATTCTAAAACCAACCTTCGCAAATGTCACCGCGTCATCTTGAATTTTTGCGGTTTGAACGGAATTTGATTGAAGGTGTGTGTTACTAATTCCATTCGCTTTAACTTGGACATTTCCGCTAACACCATCGATTTCGATTGAAGCATCATCAACCAAAACATTCAACGCGTTACTTCCATCAACTTCCAATCCAGCTCCTTCATTGATTCCAATTTGATCTGAATTAATAATCAAACCGTTGGTGGCTGAAATTTCCAATGAACCATCAACATTTTGAACCAAACCATTTCCGGCCACATCAGCGTTGACTTTTGCTTTTGTTACACTATCATCCGACAATTTCGCGGTGGTAATTGCTGAATCTTGCAATTTTCCGCTTGCAATTCCAAGATCTTTCAATCGTAGTGTGTCCAAATTGATTTCGATGGTTGCATCATCAACATTAACCGCCAAAGCGCTTCCATTTCCACCGCTCAGACCATCACCGGCCACCGATGTAGCTATTTTGGATTCCGTAACCGCGTTCGCGTTGATTTTGTCGGATGTCACGGCATTTGAAGCAATTTTAACCGCTGAAACACTGGAAGCCCCTAACTTCGCGGATGTGACGGCTGAATCGGCTAGGTTTGACGTTCCAACGGTATCGCCGGCGATTTCGTTTCCAGTTACCTGATTCGTTCCGATTTTCGCGGTTGTTATTCCACCATCTTTCAATTGAAGCGCGTTGCTTCCATTGACTTCGATTGTACTATCATCAACAGATACCGCAACAGCGTTCGTATCGATGAACAAAGCCGAACCGGTTTCAACTGCAACCGCGCCACCAACAATTTGTAATCCAGCGCCGGTATCAACAGAAAGTGTATTTCCAGCCTTATCAAGACCATCACCAGCGGTTATTTGTCCGAGTCCGGTAAACTGTACCCATGAAACCGAATCAGATCCAAGTGTAACAACTTCAGCGGTTTGAACGAAACCTTGATCGGCATTAGTGGAACCTTCTTTGACGAATACCGCCGCGCCATTGATTTCAGCGGCTGAATCACAATCGGATGATCTTGACATCGCCGATCCACTTCCAGCAAAAACATAAAGTCCATTTTGTGAAGCGGTTGATTGATTTTTGACAAGTACACGATCATCGGTTGATAATGTTACACCATCGATTGAAGCCGGCGCGCTTGAAAGATCAACATTCGCGGTTGAAGCAACACGGACAGGTTCTTTCCAATAAATATCGGATGATACTGCACTATCAACATAGTTTTTTGTAGCAACATCGGAAGCCGCGGAAGGTGTTCCGGCGCGTAATGTTCCAGATGAATAATCAAATGTTCCGGTTAGATCGATTTTTGCGGCGCTGATAACACTATTCGCGAAAAATGCGGTGGTGTCCAATGCACCGGTTCCAATTTTTGATGAAACAACACTGGCCGAAGCCAATTTCGCGGATGTAATTTGTGAATCTTGAATTTTTGCCGATGTTACGGAACCATCGGATAATTGTGATGTAGAAACGGCACCATTTTTTATTTGGTTACCAGTAATTTGAACAGCCATATAAAGCTCCTATTTTTGATTTATCCGACCACATAATCAATGAATAGATAATCACCGACCTGTGGAACGAATGATAATGAAAAAGACGTTGACGAATTGAATGAAATGTCATCCGGGGATTGTCGAATCCCATTATAGTATACACGCAATGAATCTTGATTCATAGATGATGAAGTGTTAAAAGATTGCGTAATTCCATCAATTTGATCTGTAATGTCAAATTGTAGTAATTCCGAAATCCCATCACTGTATAATAACCGCGCCATGGTTCCTCCTTATAGCGATGTTATGAAATGCTATATTATTCGAGAATAATGGAAACGGAAGCGGTTCCGGTTTGAGCTGCTACAAAAATCGATGATGCGCGTTGTGTATCGTTTTTCAATTCTAATTCCAAATAATTGTTGGATGTTACGAACGCTTTGTGTGTACCAACCACACCGGAATCCGAAGCGCCATTTTGGCCAACATACAAAGCAGATGAAGCGCCAATGGTTACACGTTTCGCGCCAATTGGAAGAACGATTTCTGACCACGTGGTTCCAACTGAAACAACATAAATAAATGGAAATGAATTTGAAGAAGATAAATCAGTAGCCATAACATAATCCTTTTGTTTTGATAATGGTTAGAATTTAGTATATAATGATATCATATTGTGATAATATATCATAATATTATATATATGGGTGGAAACGGTCACACCGGTTAACAGTGAAATCCACAAAATTATATTTTTATTTTTCACTTTTAACACATTATGAGGTTTATAATGGCTCTAAAAAATTTAGATTTCGCCGGTCTTGAATCCGGTGGTTTGCGCTTGGCGGCAATGATAGAAGCCGAAGTACGCGCACTTTTATCCGATAACGCTTCCATTCGTCAATCCGGCGCTTTGTTATATGCTGGTGATGTTGCCAATATTGGTTCCGATTCCATCACACTTCGTTTTGCTGGTTTGGATGGTTATGACGCAATGGCATCCGCTAATGATGGCGGCGACGTATCCGCTTCACAACTCGAAATGAACACCGCAACAATTACCGTAGCACGTCAAGCACTTCGCTATGATATGACCGATTTGGCGAATTTGTCCGGACTTGGATCGGATATTTCACCGTTTCGCTTAGCTGAAAGTATGGTTGGCGCGTTCGAAGCACGTTTCATGGAAATCGTAGCGGCTACATTTGGAAGTTTTGGAACAAGTGTTGGAACACCCGGTGTTGATATGTCTATTGATGATTTTCTTGATGGTGTTTTTGCTTTGGAATTGGCCAATAATCCCTCACAGATTTTTGCCGTATTACATCCACGTCAAATTGCTGATTTACAAGCATCAATCAGAAATGAAGCCGCCAACGCTATCGCATTCAATTCAGCATCTCATGACATGTTGAAGATGATGGGACAGGGATATGTTGGTGATTTCCTTGGTGTTCAAATCCACAAATCTTCATACGTTGCGGAATCCGCTGGAGATAAACAAGGTGCCATGTTCAGCGCCGGCGCAATTGCCTATGCAATCGGAACACCTGCGCCAATGGTTGGGGCCGGTGGCGAAGTTCGTCCAGCTGGAACACCAATTGTTGTCGAATATCAACGTGACGCTTCTAAAGGTCTAACCGAAATCATCGGAACGGCTTATTGTGGCGCTGGTATCGTTGAAGATGCGCGTGGTGTCCTTATTTCAACGGATGCATAATCTGATTTTTTAATCATTGAAATCGGATCGGTTTGGGGGAATTTCCTCCTTTTTCCCCAAACCATCTTTTTGGTTTGGGGTACCTTTCCGATTT